AGCAGGTCTCATTCTTCGCATATACCCGATACGCCTCATCGCAGAGAGAGGTCTGTTAAGCATCGCTCCTCCAATCATTCGCTCAATCTCGGCAGAGTGAACGGCAGATGCTTGACCGCTTGACTTGGCAGACAACACCATCTCCTTGGTAAGGATACCAGTATAGACGGCACTAACACCTTGCTGGGTAGTGAAGATACCACTATTTACGGTAATAATGATAATCTCGGGGTTCATCGTTGCCAACTGATTATAGACACCTATCTGTGCCTGGAAATTGTAATTTCCTAAAGAACCGCAACTGATGTAGTCAGGTAAGGACAAATCAAAGGCAGGATTAATAACCAACAGGGAACCAGTGGTGGGGACGATGACACCGTTGACCGAAGTGGTTGCCTTTTGTTCTAAACCACTAAACTCCGCCCAGGATTGGGTGGAACCGTTCTTGACGGACATTTTCCACAAGTCCATCGTTGAGGCAGACGACAATAGACCAGACTGGTTATTCAAGTTGATACTGATTCCAGTAATGGCAAGGAAACCAGCGGGGTCAAAGATGGTCTGTTGAGACATCGGTTTGCGGACATTAATAATCAACAAATCTGGGATTTGATTAATCTGGAGATTACTTGTGGTAAGGGTTGCTTTGGTTCCCGAAGTGACTGACGGATTATTCGCACTTGAAGTGAGGTACCTAGGGAAGTCCATATAGGGCACGATATTTTTGGTCTGGACCATATCGGAAGGTTGGGTAGAGAGGAACTTGAAAAGGAGAGCAGGAGCGGATGTGCTAAACGACGCTAGGGGATTTGCGATAAGACCCGCTCCTGACGAAATCTGTGCTGGGAAACTGGCGTTAAATACTGATTGACCCGCAAGAGGGTCTCCAAGAGTGATGCTTGTGATTTTATTGGTGTATCCTGACCCAGTGGCGGAAGCAGAGATGAGACGACTGGCAGTGGAGTCAACGTTGAATGTGAATGCCATATTGTTAATGCCTAAAAACCCTTGCTGGTTATATTCGGGGTTGCCGTAGATAAAAGGGGATAAGAACAAGGGTTCGGTCACTACTGTTGAGAGGACAACTGTGAGGACATCGCCAGGGGTAGCAGTTCCAGTGGGATTGGTCGCTTCGGCACCTACAACGAGGACACCGTTAAGGTACCATCTGACGACTTGGAGAGGGAAAGCACCACGAGGCACTTGGTCCACATCGTATGAGGCATTACCGTATCCTGCTAAAGGATTGTTGCCAGTACCAAGACCATCGGAATAAACACCGTATGCTTGGTCGGGCAAAGATGGGGTGGTGGAGTTCCATCTGTATAATTCTCTGCTGTCGTTCATTCTCATTATAGAAGGCAAGACATCCTTCATATTGATAGAGCAAGTGGTGTTGTTAATTTGGACTGAAGCGGTAGTCAACAATTCGTTAAAGGGAAATGCTTGGAGGGAAACACTGTTTCCGAGGGAAAAAGGAGCGACACCGTTGCCAACGCCAGTACAACTGAGCGTAAAGGTAAGACCAGTATTTACAAGAATATCTCTGCCTATAACCACATTCTCAGAGGGAACTTGGACGTTAAAAATAAGAGCGGAGTTGGAAGACGAAGTGGAGGGGAAACGCTGGTAAGTACACTGCGACGCTCCTGATTTGACGGCGAAATCAATATCGGAGGTGATATCACCAATGGTAGAATCTCTAACTAGAACAGTCTTAAAGTCGGACATTTATAAAATAGAATTATATTTTATTTTATAAAAAAGAGAACTAAATAGAATTACTTGTTGACCGAAGTCTTCTTAATAAAGGCGACCTTGATAGTGACCGTCCCGCCACTCTGGAGTCTAAATGGGATAAGTTGTCCCGTTCGGAGTCTATAAAAAATCTCTAAATCAATATTGAAAAGTGGGCGATTGCCGTAAAGGGTGACATATCGATACTGTGCTTGGGGTAAATATACGATATTGGGGCGGTAAGACCCCGTGTCCGAAGTGAGGTCTGTGATAATGTTGGCGATGGCACTATTGTTTCCGCCTAAAGACAGTTGGGTATTGTTATTAAAAATAAGGGGCGTGCTGACTTGATTGGCGTTAATAGGTAGGGTATTGGATATAAATACGATGGACTGGATAGGGGTCCAGGACGAGGTAGTGCTACACTCCTGGTATAAACAAATTGCCGTCCAGACGGGGTCGCCGTTGGCGGGGGTAATGACTTGGAGATTGGTACTGCCTTTATTAAAAGGGAGCAACTGGAAATTACGACCTTGGACGTTAAGCGGGGTCAATTCGTATCCTAAATAGCGGGCAGGGAATGAACTAAACAAAGAGAACAGCGGAGCATTCATATAGACCAATATTGGAGTGTATCCTGCGGTGGGATTTACATCATACCCTTGGACATCTGCGTACAGAGTGCCTGATGCCGACGATGTGTCCCAGTCAATATAGGGTGGGTAATCGGACGGCAATGTGCCACCAACTGCGATGACCTGTGCGTTTAAATTGTTGTATGCTTGTTCGTATGCTCTTCCGACTATTCCTAAAAAGAAGGTATAAGAGTAGCAGTTATAGTATCCAGTGTCGTTGACTTGCGTCCCTGTTGGCGACACGTTGGGAGGGGAAGGAAGTGGTGCGGATAGGTCTTGGGGGGACCAATCAAGGAACTCTTGAGCGACGTAGGTGATGCCTAAATAAGTATATGTTAGAGTCACCGAATAAATAGTTAGATTACGATTGCCCTGGTTCGGTTGTATCGACGGAATGAATACTGGTAATGTCCCCGTGTCTACAGTAAATCTTAAAATAGACAAGTAATAATCCTCGGGCACACTTACGAAAGGCATCGTTCTCTGTTCGTTGTAATAGAATACAGGTGGCGTGGTAAATGTGCTTTGAAAATTGGTGACCGTCACATCGTAGTAAATCTGGTCTGGGTTGGAATCGTTCTTAATAACGTTAAACTGCGACATATTTATATAATGCGTATATAAATATTCCGATGGTTTTATTAATTGATTGCGGGGTGGGTTATATATGAATATAATGGTTAAGCGACGAAGTAGGGGCGTGCCTTGATAATGTAGGGCATCGTGTATCCCTGTAAAGTAAAATCTGCCCCTGATGCGAACCCTGTGTTTATAGGGGTATTTGGATTAGCACTTGTTAGGGTCATATTGTATGAGGTGACGGTTCCGCCGTTAAAGGTGCTCGCTTCATTCTCCTTGACGTAGGTTGTTAGACCTGTGAAATTATCAGAGTGTTCTCCGCCAGGATTAGAATCAAGACAAGAGTGACTATTAATTGAACCGCTAAATGTTAGATTCTGGGTATTTAAAGCAATAGGGGCGTTGGGTAAATTGAAGGTCGTTATAGCATTGAAGGCGAGGGTCCCTGTGACGCTTGCTGGGACGACTGTACCACGAACGCCTCCTGTTATATATCTATCTACTAAATCGGGTATGTTGAAATGCTGTGCGTCTACACTTCCGAATGTTGTACCGATGGATTTAAATAAATCTGGATATTCCGAACGCAAGAGACTCGCTCCATCGCATATTAAAAAATCATCTGGTATTCGGATAGCAGAGGCGTATGGTATAACGCATCCAATAGGTAATCCGAATTGGGTGTTGTTGGTGAGTTCATTAGATGCCGACATTTATATTATAATGTTATATTTTTATTAATAACCCGCCTTAATAATATAATTAAGTTGTAATGACGCTGGTTGGATGTCGGTTATAGTGACGGCAGTCGCTGTCACTGGGTCTTGTGCGTGTGCTACTAATTCGGCGACGAATGCTGTTAGTGCGACGTTCATATTGGATGTAAAGGAGTTAGATGCGGAAGCAACGTTGACTCCAGGTGCGTCACTAATCTGTTCGGTGCTTGATTTACTTTGACCTGTGCCGTTTAAATTACCGCTTCCACTAAAGGTCACTGTTGACGAAGAGAACTCGGGCATATTGGCGACCCCTATTTCAAACGACGCTTGTGGGTTGGTTATAATACCCGATTGCTGGTTAATCTCTGTCGGAGTGGTTCCTCCGCCTATAAATTGTCCGTTCGCTTGTGCCAAGTCTGGTACATTTGTGAATCCATATATCGCAAACATTAACGACGCTAAATATGGGTATTGTGCGGGAACTGGTCCACCATTACAGTAAAGATAATTTGGCGGTAAGACTGCTCCTGCGTATGCTATTATTGTGCCTATAGGGATTGGAAATCCCCCGAATCCTAGTTGATTAGAAACACTCATTTATAGTATAATGATATATTTTTAATTTTTAAAAGCAGTAAATCCGTTTAACCACGCCATATTCGTGTATAGATACTGGGGAGCGGGAAACTGAGGGACAATAGCGGGTGCTAAAGATTGAGGGGCAAGACCGACCTCTACCGCCTTGATAATGTGGATATATAACCACCCTTTCACCAAGACATCGTCAAATGTAATCGTCACATCGGTAGCGTCAGGCGGTCCGACCAGGTCATACGCCATCTGACCGCCCGTGTATGCCATACTGAATGTGCTGACTGTGGACGAGTTATTCTTTATACAAGTGGGACCAAGACCTGCGTCACCGTCTGTCCCTCCTTGATGTTCGTATAAATCAGAAGAGGTAGTACAAGAAAAAGTAAGAGACGATACATTAAAATCCGCCGTCCCTAAATTGGGGAGATTCTCTGTCGCTATCTCAAGAGGCACGGTGACCGTTGGTGTAGGGGACGGTACGGGGTTATTGACTCCGCCTTTAATATAAGGATTAGTGACTAAATCGGGCACCCTAAAGAACCCTGCCGTCTCTCCACCCGTGTTATAAGAGTCGCCTATAACAGCGTATAATTGAGGGTATAAGACACTATTGTACTGTGCTCCATTACAGTATAAGAAGGTGTCTGGTATCTGATTAGGATTAGTCACTGCGATAGGTAAGATAGAACCTGTCGGTAAGGGGTATCCATTAAATCCGTAGTAATTAGACATTATACACTATAACAATATTTATTTTTGTAATTCTTATAAAATTGAACTCTTTTTTTACATTTTTACAAGGAGTATAAAATAAAACTAAATCGTATTCATTATACCCTGAAAAATTGAAATCTTTTATAGAACAAGAGCAGAGTCTATAAAATAAACCAAACCCTATAAAATTGAACGCTAGTCAAATCTAACTCTCAATCTCAAACAAATCCAATTATTTTAAGTAATCGCAGATTATTTAAAGAAACAAAAAAAATTGAAACAGATTCCGCCCTGTAAAATAAACGTATAATAATCAAACAAACCCCAGTCATCTAAAATGAATACTAACAACAACTTAACAAACCAAACCGTATGCGTCACTGGAGGATGCTATACACCCAAGGAGGCAGACAATAACTACGGATTGTGTGCTGGGTGTGAGCGTGAAAGACGGGTAAAGGCAGTCGACGAGATTTTCGCAAGACACGCAGGCGACCTCGCAATCAACGCCGATGAAACCGCAGGCGGAGGAGGGTCTCCAAGATGTCGGGAGATTGAGACCCAGACCGATGCGTGCCGACGCTGTGGTAACAACCTGGAACCAAACGGAAAATGCTACGACTGTGAGATTAAACCGAAACCTCCCGCCCACGACGACTGTATGGTGTGTATGGATAGCGATGTGCCCTCCTGGACCAGGATGATGTGCGGTCACGAGGTCTGTACTCCCTGCCACACTGGTCTCCAGCAAGGAGAAATTACCAGTCAGACCAGCGTAGACCGCTACCAAATCGGAGAATGCCCCAACGATGTAATCTGCCCGATGTGCCGAGCAATCAACCCGAACAACGACCCAGTTGAACTCCACCAACGCCTCAACAAATACCGCCAAAGGATTAACACCATCCGTTCCGAGCACTCCAGAATCGCCAGTGAAACGATGGAAAGACGAGAGGCGGAGATAAGAGCAATCCGCCGAGCGAGCGAGAACGAGGCAAAGCGACTCCGAGAAAAGTGCGAGGAGCGGGACCGAGACATCGCAGACCTCCGCCTCAGAATCGCAGAAATGGAAAGGCAACCTGCGAGACCCGTCACAGCGTGCTCGATGTGTCGTAATCCCTACCACGAAGACACACCGTACTGCCTAGGGTGTATGGAGATGGCATTCGGCGAAGACTGGGCGAAAGACAACGGGGTTAAAATGGCGACCCCAGCAAGAGTAAGCGGAGAGCAAATGGTAGTCAAACAACGATACGGTCCCGACATCGCAGTAGCATCCGCAGGCGGAGGAGGAGCACCAGAAAGGATTAAAGTCGGCGGAGGAGGAACACCCAGAGCAGTAATGGTCGGCGGAGGAGGAGCGGAGACCCAGCGAAGACCCTGCCAGAACCCAGGATGCGAGACCCCGAAGAATACCCAGCGACGATGCCCCCACCACGAGAATACCCCCTGCTGTAAAAGATGCGACCGATGCCGTGTCTGTAAGGGGGTCTAAAGTATATAAATGTATAATTGTTTATAAATGTATATAATGTATAATAAAATAAAAAAAGGATTAGAGCGTCACCAACAGATGGAATAAAGCACGCAATCCGCCCTATAAAAATGTATATAAAAAAGACATTATTGGTGGTCTTTTTTTCCGTGTGCGTTTGTGCGATGTGCGATTTAGTTTAGAGAGTATACCAACTTTTTATAAATATATTTTTGAAACAAAGTTGCCTCACCTGGCAGATTCTCCCAGACAAATCGCACTTCGCCCAATCGCACACCCCCACTACCCATTAAAATCATATATAACCCTCTATTCTTCATCATTATTTAAAATAAAGCATTCCTTATCAGATAAGACAGACATCGGGAACCCCTTTTGTATCGTCACCCACCTACTATTTAATTTTTTTATTTTCTTTATTTGTTCCTTATCTAAACCGAAATAATTATCCAATAAATACTTCATCGCCTTGCCTCCAAGACCAGAGGGAAAAATCGTCACGGATTTACACTCATTTAAAATCCTGCGGGTGTCCTTACCATTACACGCCAAGTGAGAGGTATAAATGACCTCTACATTAAAGTGCCGACCCGTCTCTAAAACCGAGTTTAAAATAGCGTCAACTTTAAGTCTCTGTGCCTTGATGGTTAAGCAATCGGTATCGTCAAAGATTACAAGGGAATCCTTAAAATCCTGTGCGGTTAAATCCTCTGTTAAAAACTCCTGAGAATCCAGTTTGATGCGTTTTAAATCCTTGATTTTATCGAGCGTCTTGTCCTCTTTAATTGACGACAGAATATAAATATCTCTTTTCGGATACATACGGTGGTATTCATCGGCGTACTGCTTCGTATAATACGATTTACCTGACCCAGAGGCACCCGTGACATATCGGATGCTTCGTTCGCATTTTTTATCGGGGATAGGTTGGAAATGGAGATGCGGTTTATCTTTTAATCGCACTTCGTTAAATGATGCCTGGCAATCCTTCTTCTTGTCGGTGATAGACAGATGCTTCCAGTTCTTGCGGTCTTTGTCCTCTTCATTTTCCAATACTGCCAATACAACTCCTTCGTTTTCAAAGTTCATTTATATTATACTGCGGAGAAAATCTTTGGAGTTTTGATTTATTTTTGTTGCGAAATAATCCTTTAAAGTTTTAATGGTAGAGAGAGCAGTTTTCTCCGAAATAGCGTCAATTGTCTTGAATATTTTTTCATCTAACGGAACCTGATAAACAGTTGATATTTGCTCTTTAATAAACTGGAGATTTGCCTCAATATCCGCCCACCTGGGTTTTCTAAATGTCTGCTCCAGCAGGACTTGTAAAATAGTCAATTCATTCTTGATTTTGTTTAAATACCCCACCTGTGAATTGAAAAACTCCACTAAACGCCCCAGTTTCGCTTTGTTCTTGGTCTTGCCCTCTATTTGTAAGAGAGAAAATAGACGCTTGAGTGCCTTAAAGGAGTCCACCTTGGAGTAATAATGGATGTCGTCTTCCAGCGACGCTTCCAGTTCGCCCTTTGATGGGGTCTTAACAAAATTGGATTTATCCCCTACACGGATGTAGTAGTTCTCCGACACCTCGGCAAACTGGTTCCCCACCTTCTTCAATAAATCAATCTTGGTCGTCGTTTTATCCAACAGGGCGGTTTCCAGTGACCGCTCTCCGCCACAGGGCATTTTAATAGTCCCCTTTTTAATATCCGCTGGTTTCCATCGCAGAATAAACAGGTCTCTGACCGCATCTATTCGGTCTTCGCCTTTTAATGCGAGGATTTTCTTTTGTTTTGCCTTGCTTACCAGGTCGCCCCTTGTAGAGAAATACCGCTTCAAGCATTCGTCGGAATAGTCCCCATTATAGACCATTCTGGGGTCGTGCCCCGTTTTAAAATCCGTAATCCACACATCGTCGCTCTTACCCGCCTCGGCATACTCCTTCTGTATCATATTCGCTATTTTGACGGGAGAGATGTCCTTTAAAATGCTCTCAATATCGTAATCGGACCCGTACTGGATTGCTCTTAAACTATTAGACCCAATCATTCTGACCTTGCCTTTAACCGCAAATGAATTAATCAGGTCGCCTGTAGAATTGTTAAGTTGAGGGACTGTCTTTTGTTGTAGGATATTCGCCATTATATTATATCAGTATAATTAAATGATAGAGATTGTAGAAATAACTAATAGTCCAAGAGAGAATAAACGATTCCGAATTGTCTTAAATATAGATGGGAAGTTGAAGCACTGGGATTTTGGTGCCGAGAGCGGTTCCACTTATATCGACCACGCAGACCCTGTTAAACGTGCTAATTATATCAAACGGCATTTAGCGAATAAAATAGAGAGACACCGAATAGAAAATGCGATACCATCTCCAGCGTTGTTTAGTATGATTTTGCTGTGGGGTGACTCTCCCGACTTGACGGAAAATATTGTTGATTTACAAAATATATTTAACAATAAATAATCAATCTAACATTAAAATAATATAAATAATAATATTGATATTATTATATAATGGATAAAGAGACCTTTGATAAATTAAAGCGTGAGGACATTCTGCCCTTTTTGGATAAATATTACGAGGACCTAGGACGGGAACCTTGCGAGCGACCCCAGTACAAAGACTATTCTTTGTTAGAATTAAAGAAGTGTTTAGTATTATTCGGTATTTTTTTAACAAGGGAGGGGAAGAACCCCGCCTACAAGAATGTAAATAATTCGGAGGCAAAATAAATGTTAATTTTTTTGACTCGTTTATTTTATTTTATTGTTTTAAAAAAAATTGAAACACATTCCTCCAAGTAAAATAAGAGTATAATAATTAAACAAACCAACCCAGCAAGACTAAACAAACTAACAAAATGAACCCCAGACAAGCATTTAACTTGAAAAATGAAATCCCCAGCAACTACACTACCTACCAGGTAAGGGCGTATTATATGTGTACGGTTGAGCGTGGATATGAACCGAGTGTGTGGGGTCCCTACGCAACCAACAGTTTTATCGAGGACGCAGACGAGAACTGGCAGTGGACCGATTACGCCGAGGCAAGAGCAGTATTTATTGATGCCTTAAAAATATCGGATTATTACCGTATAGAATTGGTCGCAACCACCGCCGACGAAGACGACGACTCTCCCCACATCGTGGTAGAGGAGTGGGCGAGACAAAAAAAGGTAAAAGCGGTCCAAGACGACTTTACTAACAGAATGTGCGAGAACCCAGCGTGTAATAAAGAGTTTGACTTATCCGACCCCCATTATTACGACGAGGAGCAGTCGGTCTGTTATTGTTGCGAGGAGTGCTATAAAAATAATGTATAAACCTGACTTTTATATGAATATAATGTATAACCAACCTGTATAACTTTTAAAATTAATTAAATAAAAAAATGAGGGGATATTCCCTTTTTTTATTTAATACGACGGAATGCGACCCAGCGTGTAATTGGAGATGAATAATTCTTTACGGACTGCTCCCTTGAGGGACTGCTTCATATTGCCCCAACTGGTCTTTACATCTACTGGTTTTTGGACGAAATCAGAGAACAATTTTCTAACACGAGGCGAGTCATTAATCGTCATTAAAAAGTGCCCCTTGATACCTTTAAGGGTATCATTTAATCGTTCAAAGTCAAACCCTTTATCCTCTGCGTATCCGAGCGACTTATCCGACTCCTCGTAGGGCGGGTCCAGGAAAAAGAGGGTGCTAGGCGAGTCGTATTTTTTAACGACCTTGGCGTAGTCTTCGTTTGTTAGTATGACCCCTTTTAATTTGTCCTGGTATTCATCTATTAAATCCAACATCTTCAAAGGGTTATAATTCTTATAGACCCCTGTGGACTTTTTTGCGGGCAAACCAGAGAACCCGTGGCACGCTTTAATCTTCTCAAAGAATAACTGGTCTGTATCCGACTCGCTGTGATTATCAAAGAAATGACGAATTGCTTTAAGTGTCGTTAAATCCTGACGGTATTTGCTCTTATCTTTCGTCACCCGTTTCAACAGGCGATACCTCTTAATCGTATCTTTGTCTAAATCATTCAATACATTCTTCTCCGCCTTTGGTTTATTAAAAAAGATTGCCGACGACCCAGCAAAGGGTTCTACATATGTCTTGTGGGGAGGAAAGAGAGGTATGATGCGGTTCCGTAATGTGTATTTATTGCCTTGGCGACAAAAGGGAGGTTTCAAATCCTCCGATTCCATTTTATCATCATCCGACATTTATATTGTAGTGAGATTAAAAATCGTTAAATGACCTCGTCATTTCGGAGTTATAATTGACGGGTAGTACGCCACTTCTGCCACCGTATCCGTACCCTAACCACGAGTTATTTTTAAGTTCGGAATTATAATTAATAGGGTCTACATCACTGCTACCACCCGTATAAAGAGAGCATCCATTCTTCATCCTGTAGTATCCGTTTCCGAACATTTGGTCCAGGTCGTCGGCATCAAACCCGAGGTCTTCTCCTGCCTCTCCATTTACAATAAAATCCATCGCTAATGAGTCAAGAGCAAAGACATTTTCGGGGGCGACATATTGACCGAATAATGCTTCGGCATCTGCTACTAATTGGAATATGTTTCCGTATGCCATCGCACCATCAACGTCTTCTTGGTTAAAGGCATTAAGTAGGTCATCGTCTATTTCAAAATTATCGATAAATATATCCAATTCTGCGTTCATCAGGGCAAAATCGCCTGCTTGATAGGCAGGGAGAATATGTCCTTGATATAACGCTTGGAGTTGTTGATGGGTGGGGAAAATTACCTCTTGTACCACTGGTTCAGGAGGCGGAGGTGGAAACGGAACTGTTGCCCCGTCATCGCCTCTCTTTGCTTTTCTACCGATGTCACGACCACCCTTTGCGTGCTTCATTCCTAAAAGTCTAACTTGTGCCTTTGCTTTGGCGAGCGTGGTCTGCTTTGCGTGGACCTCTCCAGTGTCGGTATTTACGACCTCGTATTGTCCTTTCTTTAACTTGAGTATATCGTAGGGCATTATAAGATAAAATGATATTTTATTTTAAATAAAAATTGGTAATCTCTTGGGGGGTTATATATGAAATTGATGGTAAATAGTGAAATAATCTAAAGTGTGCGATTGGGCGATGTGCGATTTGCCTGAGAGAGTAAAACCACAATTCTTTTTTTTTTATTTAAAATAAAAAACGGAAAAATATTGTAGCAACAATGTAAAAATGTCGCCAAATCGCACATCGCACACATTAGATTATTACGATGTAGGAGAGAAAAAAGACCACCAATATGTCTTTTCCCCTTGAGAATATTATACTATTTGTTTTTGTTTTTTAATGATGTAGGGTTTTTGTAATAATATAATGGTTTTATATGATTATAATGTTTAAACTTACCTGTATGACTTACCTTGATTTTCGGGTTAAACCCTTCACTCCTCGTGCCACTGGTCGCTGTCGTCGTCGAGGTCTGTACTCGCTCCGCCTCCGCCTCCTCCGCCCGCTGACGCTGGGGTGTTGTCCCACTTTATCCCCATATACCGCTTCTTGGTCCCGACCGATTTTACTGGATACCCATTTACCCCCATTTTACGGGTGAACGCATTATTACTTGAGGTATCTTGCTTTATCTTACGCATCGCACAGTAGTCGTTGAATGCCGTGCGGAACTGGTCCCTCTCTATCCAGCATCCCGCATCTTTTACGGTCCTCTCGGTTATAAAATCCTTGAGCGAGTCCTCCTGGTCTGCCATATACTCCTCGCACGCCACTCGCATATCCTCGGATAAATCAAACTTGTCTCTGATTCTACCGTGCTTTAAAATAAAGGACATTATCTGTGACCTGTTGCCGATTACCTCCTGCTCGTAGGCATCATTTTTCGGGAATACCGCTCCGAATGGTATTACTATTATTCTGTCGGTGGTTGACTGCTCCACTTTGAACTTTGGCAGGTTATTAGTTAATACAAATAGATTGGCGGTTGGGATTAGGGTCTCGTTGGTCTTATAGAGTGCTCGGCAGTCTATTGCGTCGCCACCTGTGACTGCTTTTACTATTACCATATTCAAGGTATCTTGTTGCTCGTCAAACTCCGAGGCGAATGCTATTCTGGTCTTATCCAGTTTCTCCAGTTCTGTAGTGGTATTACTGGACGCTTTGGACTGGACTATTACTTTCTTGTCTATAGCGTCTATTGCCCTGCCTAGCGATGGTCGTAGCATATTCAAGAGGGTGCTCTTACCGTTGCGACCCGTGCCTGTTAGGAAATATATGTACCTGTTGGGTTTGCCTATTAGTGAGGACTTGAGAATGTCTAGCACTGTTTGGACGGTGTCTTTTTTACCGAGGAACATATCCTCCCAGTATTTTATTACCCACTGCTCGTCCTCCTCGG